TCAAACGCCCAGGATGTTCGTAACCATCGCTCCGGAACCGATCAGGTTGGTGGCACCGAGGCCGACCAGGTTGACCACACGCTCGACGGTGATCTCAGCACGAACCACACGACGCTCACGCACATAGTACTCAGGACGCACGGCAGGGGTGCCGGTCAGCTGGTAGGTGTAAGCGAACGCAGGAGTGGCAGCGTTGGCGCCACCAGCAGGCATCACGGAGTCGCTGGGGCCGTTCGGGCTGTAGAACAGCAGGAGGCCATTCTCAGGGAACACGGGCAGCAGTTCACCGGACTCGGCCAGATAACGACCTTCGGCAACACGCAGACCACGCTCGAGACCGAAGTAGCGAGCGAGCATGTCGGTGTCGATGCTGTCAGCGGTGGTGTACTTGATGCGCTCGAGGATCGCGCTGTTGGTCAGCAGCTCATCGAACACAGCGGTACCGACCACCATCGAGTTGGGGCGGATGCCGATCTGGTTAGCGACGGCACGCTTCAGAGACAGGACGTCTTGGATCGGGTTGGAGGTCAGGGCAGACCAGGCAGCGGGGCTGGCAGCCGAACCGTAGGCAGTCTTGAAGGCAGCCCAGTCAACGAAACCGAGGCCGGTCTGGGTGCCAGCGCCAGCGGTGGGCTCGTAGGGGTTGTAACCGGCGGTCACGGTGATGGCTTGCGAGACGGTGTACTCGTAAGCATTCATCAAGCGGGACATGGCGTTGCGAGTTTCAATCGCACGCAGGTCAACCTGAGCGGGGCCTTCGCCAGCGTTCTCGATGGTTTCTTCGGGCAGTTCCCACGCAACCACTTCTTGCTCAAGAGCATAAGGCTCCGAGTCAAAGCGGCTCTGGACGTAGGGGATGTTGGTGCCATAAGCACGACGGAAATCGTTGATGGCGAATTGCTCTTTGCCGAAACGCAGAATGCGGCCAGCACGGGTGGGGGTGTCGACAACGGGCGCGATGAAGTTGGCGATGTTGGTGGCAGGGAGCATAAAGCCCTGCGCCAGTGTCGTCAAAATCGGGTCAACGCCAGCGTATGTCTGGCTAAGGTTCATCATGGGGAGGAGTCTCCGGAGTTAAACGTCTTCAAAGGCTGCCGAGCAGCCCCTTGGTCTTACGCCTGAGAACAGGCAGCCAAGAGGCGAGCAAGGCGATCAATCAGTTGAACGCAACCAGCACGAGGGCGCGACCACCGATGCTGATGATCTCGCGAATCAGCGGGGTGGTGCCGTCGAGGGTCACAGCCACGCCACCTTTGGCAGCTTGACCGAGATCGTTGATCTTGAGCTGAGTGTCGAGGTCGGCGGGAGCCACGAACAGGTCGGTGGGGTCCACTTCGAGCAGAAGCAGGCCGCTGGTGGCGACAGTCAGCTGACGAGCGGTGTAGGGCTGAGCCAGGGCGGTGGGCATGTAAGCCTGGTTGACACCGACGATCTTGTTCACGCCAGCGGGGGCAGTGAAGGCGTCGGGGGCAGCGGCGTAGTTCTGACCAGCGAATTTGGCGTAGGCGACAGCGCGAAGCTCGCCCACTTCCACAACACCGACGTCGCCGTCTTGGTTGTCTGCGGGGGCTTCGAAGGTCTCTGCGTACCGAATGTACTGGCGTCCGTAAATCGGGGCGGCATTTGTGGCCATGTTTTTATCCTTTAGAGTGGACTTCAATAGTTTGGTTTGCTCTCGGACTTGTTTTGTACCGAGTTGGTGTGAGGGGTTTTACCCCCCTCGAGGTATTCACCGGTACTCAATGCGACAGCGACAGCGGTCATAGCACTGGCAGTCTCGACCAGGCATCGGCAGGGTTCCCATAGGTTGCCACCCTGCGTTGCCGAATGCTACACAGTCAGGACACACTTTGGCGTCGACCAGAGGTACTCGCCGCATCTCTTTGTACCCTTGCTCTTGTTTGACGTAGTTGTCCCCAAGATTGAAAAAAGAGTAGGCAGGGTTAGCGATGTATCGAATGACGCGACCGAGCAAACCAGGCCAGCTAGATACGCCACCCTCAGCAAAATCAACAGTGGTGTCACCCTGGCGGAGAGATCCGTTGTCAATCGCTTGCTTCGTCTCGTTCAAGAATGTTGTCAGGGGTGGGAGCATATCTCCGACGACCGTGGGCCATGCTTTTTCCATCTTCGCCTTGGGGTTTTGGTTTTCGGTGGCAAGATAGACAGCAGCAAGAGCGGCAGTTATGGTTTTGTCCACCATCGTCCGCTCGTACTCCTCAAATCGCATCTGACGGTCACGAAGACCCTTGACCACTGCCTTTGACTCTTTCGCCATCTGCTCTTCGAGACGGTCCAGAGTCTTGTACTTTGTGGCCAGAGACTTCGCTTGATCGAAGTAGTCTCCCCTCCGCTTCGTGGCGATGCCAACTAGAGAGAGGAGATCCACAACTCACCTCAGGAGAACATGGTCTTCTTGAGAGCCTCAACATAGTCGAGTTTGCCCTCGGACGCAGCCACCATCTGCAGAGCAGCAGTGTGGGGGTCAAGGTCCTGCTCGGAGTACTGGAAGGTGCCACCGGGGACGTACTCGCCGTAGGAGACCATCGGGGGCAACTTGCTCAGAAGACCCAGCAGTTTGGTGGCGGCAGTCTCACCCTCGCTGAACTCAACCGTGCCAAACTCGAGACCCTCGCAGTAGTTCTGCAACTCGCTCTGGGGCATGACACCGTCGGTCAGGCGACCCTCTTCGTAGAGAGCCTCGACGAATGAAGAGATCTGACTGCGACGAGCGCTGATTTTGGCCTCGCGGTACTCGTTCTTGATTCGGTCGTTTTCCGCCTTCAGTGCTTCCAACTCGTTGAGCATCTGAACCATGAGGTCAGCCTCAGAGAAGTCGTCCTCACCGTCATCCTCAGACTCGTCGTAGGTGGAACCGAATCCAGTCTTCGTGTAGGGGTTCTTCTTCTCGCCGTGCTCCTCGGAGAACACACCACCAGACCGCTTGGTCTTCTGGTTGGGGCCACCCTGGTAGTCGCCCAGTTCGCCTTCGCCGTCGCGGACATCTTCGGAGTAGGCCCCATCAGGTCCGGTGTGCTCAGCAGCTTCGTCTACTTGATCAAACTCACCGGGAGTCAGCTGAGGTTTGGTGCTTTTCTTCTCGCCACGGGGCACCTCGGCGAACGAACCGTCAGGTCCGACCACCTCGGCAGGGCCACCCTCGAACTGACCGGGCTCCAGCTGTCCCTTGCGGAACTTGGCTTTGCCCTGTTGGAAGTCGCCGTCAGCGTCGTCGTCCTCGGCGTGGGCTGTCACACCCAGTTCAGAAGTCTCTTCAGCAGCGATAGGTTCCTTGAAGTTCTGGGCCACCTTGGGGGCAGTCCGACCGTCGCTGCTCTTCTTGCGAAGAACACGCATGTCGTGGTCGTCCATAACGTTCTCAGTGTCGACAGCGAACACTGTGTTGTCAGGAGACTCCTCTGTCTCGGTGGGGAACTTGGTTGGACCACCGGCGCGACCGGCAGCACCGTTGGCAGTCTTAGGCGAGTTGACACCGTAGCTCTTAGCATCGGTGTCGTACTGGTCGTTGTTCATGGTGCGCTCCTCGGCTTCGCTCTGACCGGCCCAGCGAGACTCGCCGACAGCACCCTTGCTGCCATCTTTGGCAGTGCGCTTGCGGTCCACTTCCTGCTCACCATTTTTGGCAGTGTTCAGACGGTCCTCGTCCTGCTCAGAACTGCGGGCAGTGTGCATGCGATCTTCGCCGACAGCACCTTTACCCTCTTCGCCGAGAGTCATGCGCTTGGCGTAGGAGTCGGAGTCTGAACGGGCAGTGTCCATGCGGTCCTCTTCCATCGTTTCACCCTCGGGGTGTGTGCCGAAGTGGACTTTGCCACCCGAGACGGTTTTGTGGCTCACTTCCGCGTGCTCGTCAGCGAAAGGGTTGCCGCCCTCTTCTTTGTGGCCTTTGGACTTGGCCTTCATCTTCTCGGCGTTAGCCTTGAAGGCAGCGGGCATTTCGCCGTGTTGCTCGTCGTAGACGTTTTCCACGATCTGCATAACTTGGCCGTTAGCGCCGTTGGTGCGCTTCCGGCTGATTTTTCCTTTGTCTTCCATGAAATGTTCCTCCGGAAACTGGTCTTCAAGGTTTGCGATTTGCTGAGTGTTCTCAGTGAAGTGTTGGTTGGTTCCCTGCTTGTCGTTTCCTCCGTCAGCGGGGGCGTCCGCCTCAGTGGCGGGGGTGGCGTCGGCGCCAGCGTTGTTTGTGTCCGTTTGTTTTTGGTTTGCTGTCTCCTCCTCAAGGTCCTGAACAGCCGAGGAGACGTCCTTGCGGACCTCGTCCAACTTCTCTTTCAGCATTTCGAGGGGACTCTTCTCGACGATCATGGTAGGACCGAGTTCGTCGTCGAAGATTTTGTCGAGAGTGAGTGCGACCGCGAAGTCGAACACTCCGGACTCCTCGTTGAAGTTGAATGCGCTAAGACCTTTGACAGCAGGCGGAGCAGCGCCAAGGAGAGCCAGATGACGTGCGGACCATTTGCCTTTATGAGGGTTGATGGTGCTGTCTGGGGAGTAAAACGAGATGGACACTTTGCGATAGTGCCCATCCTTGACAAGGTCTTTTGCCACATCCGTGAAGTCCACGTCCGCGTAAAGGTCGTCTCCATCCCTCGTAAACCCTTGAATCCACCCAAAAGATGGCAGGGAATCCGAATCACCTTGGTGGCCTAATACTAACGGGGCTGTGTGAGTCCCGGGGTCGTAGGTGTCCACGACCTGCTGTAGTTCCTTTTCGGTGAAGTTTCTTTCCACGCCTTGAGCAGAGGTCTGCGAACCTGCGCGAAAGACATGAATTTTTTTCCTGAACATACGCAGAAAGCTCCGTACAAGGTTTTACCCCTGCCTCCATTTCAAACCGTTTTGCCACTCCGGTCCGGGACTTTCAACCTGCAATTTTCGCTCGCCAGCAGCATTAACCCATCTCTTTTTGCCGAAGCAGGGGTGGTTCTCCCCCTTTACGCCGTACATGGGGTTGTTTTCTCCGGACATTCGTTCGACCATTTCAGGTCGTTCTCGTCCGAACATAGGGTTGTTTTCACCTGTCATCCTATCACTTTGCCTCTGGCGAAACCCTTCACTGTGAGACTGCCCGAAGAAGGGGTTACCCTCTCCTGTACGTATATCTGACATCTGTTGTTTGTGCTCTTCCGTATGGTTTTTTCCCCGGAACGTGGGGCGAGTCGCGTAGGGTGTGAGGTTGTAGCATTGCTCAGTACCGTGCCACATGTCCAGAAGTGCTTGCTCCAGCACTGGCTCCTCACAGTCGTCCTCAACAAATTCCCACTCAAACGCCTCGGGGTTCTTGC